TTGCCGGCGCCCGCCTGATGAGCGCTAGCTACGCCGCTGACCCCGCCAAAGCCATGGCGCTGGGTATCGCGCGCGAGGCAGTGACTCAATCGCGCACGACCGACGACATCTCGTCTGACGTCGACGCGCTCCGCACTCAGATGGAGAACCTGAAGGTATCCGTTGCTGAGGCAGAGATCAGGGCTACGCAGAACGCGCGCAAGCGTGATTTTGCTAGCGCCTTCGGCACGTTTGCGCTGACTTATGAACAGTTGGCGCGCGTGCCAAGGGCCAGTGCGTCGGAACTCATGAGCATTTGCCTCACCGCAGGTGTTCGTGCTGCCGCGACGCGCTTCGGCGACGAGCTCCGCAACCCCTTCCGCGCCACGACGAAAGTTGTGGACTGGGCGGGGAGTTGGGCTGGCCTGTTGAAGCGCCTTCGCCCCAGTAAGGACGACGAGATGAACATCTTTTCGGCAATGGCGACATTCCTCCGCGAAGCAGAGAGCTCTCAAGCTGCACTGTTCGTCGGGGACGTGCCGGACTGCTGCTGTGACTTCGGTAAACCCGAGGTTGCCGCTCGCGTCCAGGCCGTCTTCGGCACTTCCGCGTTGAGCGAAGCCGTCAAAGTGACCCTCGGCATCACGCGTCTCACATGGCGCAAGGTGGAGCCGGGTCTCGCCGGGAGGGGTGACATCACGTCGCTCGCCTGCCCCAAGGAGCTCCGCTACAGCGGACGCTGCGTTGGGCCGACCCCCGCCGTGCAAGTTGGTATCTACCACACTTGCAACCGCACCTTGTGCCAGTCTTTCGCTGGACGCATGGCCTTGCCCAAGCGCCCGGAGGACTACGAGGACAGCGTGGACGGCGAAATCGCGTCGCTGGATATGCAGAGCCATGTGCCTGTTGTTCCGGCTGACCGCGAAGGTTGGCTCTCCGGTTACTCCGGCACGAAACTCGCCCTTAAGTTGGCGGGTTACGCGCGCGCGATCGGGCGCGGGGAGGCGAAATTCGAGCGCAAAGCTATGGTCAAGAGCGAGTTGACTATCAAGGAAGTGAGCACGTCTGTTATGCAGCGTGGCACCAATAACACTACCATTGATAGTTGCCCCACGATGAGCACGGATCCCCGGCTTATCGTCACCAGCGACAGCAGCGTCTCGGATCTCTGGGGTCCAGTCTCCAATCACTACAGCGCAGCTGTTAAGGAAACCCACAAGAACCAGCTCTACGTGTTCGAAGGGGTCGAGGTCGACGTCACTTACGGCGTCGGCTTCGACTTCGGCGGACTCGGCGAGATCTTCAGCACCGGCCGCTCGTTCGTCGACGCAGCCAACCTCCCCGGCAACGTTCCCCGCACAGACGAGGGCGTCGACGGTGAGCGCTGGGACGCCAACGTCATCGCTAAAGCTAAGCGTGCCGCTCTAAAGTGGCTCGAGTGTAATTACGGTTCGCTCGAAGACGTTCTCGCCCGACTGGGGTACAGTGGGTCCGACCTCGCTGAGGTTGCGCGGCGCATGCGC